GCGGATTGCGGCGACTCGCGTGAAATGGCTACTTAATTATAATGTTAGGTTAACCTGTACCTGTAGAAGTAAATGAAAATAATAAACAACCAAATGATATGTACCACAAAAGAAATTGCTGCAGAGCTGAATGTTGCACAAAAGTATATAAGTGAACTTGTGCAAGATCACGGAATGCCTAAAGTTAGACACAATCAGTTTGATCTTATTCAAGTGCTGCGCTGGTATCACGAATATAAACTTGCTGAAAAAGATCGTGTGATTAAGAAGCTGCAAGACGATGATCCACAAAAAGATTTGGCGCGCAAAAACGCTGAAAAGCGTGAACTTGAGCTGCAAGAAATGCGCGGTGAAATTGTAAGCAAAGAGCTTGCAATGCAAACTTGGCTAACGTTAACAAAAATTATTGTTCAGAAAATAGACGGCTTGCCGGTTAAGTTGTCTGTTAAGCTAAAAGGTTTGAACGATATTGCAAAGATTAAAAAAATAATAATCGATGACATCAACAAACTTAAAGCGGAAATATCAGATACCCGGTTAAGTATATGATAATAGCCGAAAATACTAAAACAAATCTTGAGCAGATCGCGTACCGCAGTTTGCGTTTGTTCAAACCACGTGAGTTTGCCCCGGTATCAGATTGGGCTGCGAAGCATCGGTTTGTAAGCCGCGAAGAATCAGCGCGCCCGGGTATGTGGGATAACGAGCTTGTTCCTTTCGCGGTTGAACCGATGAACTGTTTTAATAACGAAACAATAGAACGAATAACTTTTATGGGTTCGGCGCAAGTCATTAAAACTGAAATCATAAAAAATATAATTGGTTATAATGCTGACCAACTTGGGGATCCGATGTTGTTAATCTATCCCTCAGAAGATGATGCCCGGGACTTCTCAACTGAAAAGCTCGATCCTATGATCCGCAACAATCCTTCCGTGTCGGCTAAGATAGCATCCGAGCGCGCTCACTCGAAAGAGAATAAAACACTTTTTAAGAAATTCCTCGAAGGCGGATTTCTCGCAATCAGCGGGAGTAATGCACCGCAGAAGCTTGCGAGGAGATCCGTGAAATATGTATTAGTCGATGACCGGGACCGTGTTGGCGCAGCGGGCGTAGAAGGTGATGCGGTTTCACTGGCTTGGGAACGTACAGAATCATACGCTTTGCTGGGGCGGCAGTTGTGGGAGTTCAGCACCCCGACTGTCGAGGGTATGTCCGGCATTCAAGCAGCTTACCGCTTGAGTGATCAACGTGAATATTATGTGCCTTGTCCGTTCTGCGAAAAACACCAAACATTAAAATTTGAGCAATTAAAATGGCATAAAGATGTCGATGCATTCGGGAACGCAACAAAGCATTATCCAGAGTCGGTGTATTACGAGTGCGAACACTGCGGTAAAAATATAGATGAACGGTATAAAAATACAATGATAACGCAAGGTGAATGGATTGCAAAGCATCCAGAGCGGACAAATCACCGCGGTTATTGGATCAACCGTCTATATACGCCGTTCTCAACTTGGGAAATGATTGTCAAAAAATTTCTTGAAACGAAAACAGATAAACTTAAATTTCGAGTATTCCTAAACACTTATCTTGCTAAAACATTTGAGATTAAAGAAACAATTGAGATCGATGAGGACGGACTACTTACTCTCGTTGAAGATTATCTTACTGAAAAGAATCCTCACGTTCCGACCGGTGTATTAGTTGCAACCGGATCAGTTGATGTTCAGTCAGACCGGCTCGAAGCGCATATTGTCGGTTGGGGTTATGGAGAGGAATCTTGGGCGCTTAACCACACAAAGTTATATGGTGATCCATCGCAAAGGGATGTATGGAACGATCTTAATGATTACATTAAAGAAAATTTAAATGTTAAACGTAAGGATGGACTTGAAATTCCGGTGAAACTTTTCTTCGTTGATTCCGGCGGGCATCATACTCAGCAAGTGTATAATTATTGCACTAATCGTATGCGGGTAATTGCGGTTAAAGGTCAAGCGGGATGGAACAAGCCGATACTGCTTAATGCCACTAAGGTCGGCAAGAACCGTTCAACAATATTGCAGAACATCGGGGTAGATGGCGCTAAGTCTGTAATACATCATAGACTGCGAAGGCAAATTAACAAAAGACTTAAAGAGGGACCGGGCGTGATGCACTTCTCGAAAGCATTTTGCGACATCGAATACTTTATGCAGCTCACAGCCGAAAAGGTTGAGAAGGACTATAACAAAAGAAATGAGATTGTCCCTATCTGGAAAAAGAAATCAACTGGGTCTCGAAACGAAATACTTGATCTTTGGGTATATGCTTATGCGGCTTTGCTTGCACTTAAGCCAGACTGGGAAGCGCTGCAAAAAAACAGAGAGAAACAATTAGAGAACCTACATAGCGAAGACAAAGAGAAAAAGAAAAAACAAAAAATAGTAACCATCCGCAAACGATCATCTTTTGTGGACGGGTGGAAATAACGAGGTTGCAATTGTGCCGATTGCGACATTTAATTCTTAATTTTATGAATAACAAATTAACATATTTTACAAAACTAAAAAGCGCCCCAATCCAATTAGCAATTCGGCACGAATTGCGTGTTGAATGGATTTTGGCGGACATAAGGAGAATTGTATGGATGATTGGACAAAGAACAGGGGATGGGGTAAAAAGCTGAAAGAAGCTGAAATAAATAATAATTGTGATTATTGTTTCGTGAAGGGCACAATGATTACTTCTGCCCAGTATTCAGGTCCCAGAGGGAAGTATTATGATTTAGTAATAATTCAGAAAAATGGAAATATTCTTATTGGTGAAGAACAGGGCAATTATGCGGGTGGTATATATTTGTGGTGGGAGAAGCCAGAGTCTTACTCGAATTCAGAAGATGAGCCATTCGGCAATAGAGATAGACTTATCAAGAAGCTTAAAGAATTCAAAGAACAAAAGCCAGATTTCTTTGCTTTAATAGAACAAGTTGCGGCGAAGTTCGATAAAGCGAAGAAAATTATAGAACAAATAAGATAGCCAAAATTCCATTTAACGGGTTGCGTTTCAGCCGCAGCCCGGAAGAATTATTCACAAACTTTTAATTTGGAGAAATAAATGGCACATATAGAAACTAAAAGAGATCAGGTTGTGCAATGCTCTACTTGTGGAAGAATATTAGAACCAGTTCATCTTTGCTATAACTGTGATATTAAGCCTGATTTAGTGAATGCCGAACAGCAAGGGCTGTCGGCTGGAAACGCTGGTTATAATTTTGGCGGACATTTTACCGCATCTCAAATTGATGTAATAAAAAAACAGGTTGAGAAATGGGACTTAACAAAAACGGTAACTAAGGCAGTTGAGGAACTAAATGAATTAAGCGTTGAACTTTTACATTTATTAAGAGGAAAACCATCCAATCACTTAGAAGAAATTGCAGATTGTTTTATCGCATTACAACATCTTGAAATTAAATTTGGTTACTGTCAGAACTTTATAAATAATAAGGTAGGGAAAGGCGAGCCAAAATTATAACATATTTGCAACTTACCCGATTATGGTAGTTGCTTCATTAAGCTTAAAAATAAAAAGGAGTTTGAAATGGAAGAAAAAACAAAATTAACCGAACAAGAAAATAATTCGGGTACAGTTGCGAGTTATAAAGAAAACGGCGGTAGCTATGATAGTATGCCAGAAACATTAAAGCACATTAAGAGGGTGAATCAACTTCTTTTATTATTTGCGGAAAATGTTTTGCAGCGAGCCGCCGTTCACGACCAAAGCAAATTGGAAGAGCCAGAGAAATCTACTTTTGATAAAATTACTCCACTTCTTAGAAATACAACTTATGGAAGCGAAGAATATAAAACCATTATGAAAGAAAATAAGCCGGGCATTGAACACCATCAGTTAAGCAATACACACCATCCCGAATATTATTCAAACGGGATTGATGGAATGAATTTAATGGATATTGTTGAAATGTTCTTTGATTGGAAGGCGGCGAGCGAAAGACACGCAGACGGGAATATTTACAGAAGCATTGAGATACAAGAAAAGCGGTTTAATATAAACCCACAATTATCAAACATTTTCCGTAATACTGCTGATAAGTTGAAGGGTGATAGCCGTTTTTCTTTATAACGGAGTGGCAAATAAGGCGCAGCCAAAAATTAAATGAGAAATTATAAACTAAATATTGCACTTAATAATACAAATCAAAAGACAGCGTTTAGCTGTCGCATTGATTTGCTTGTTATGAAGAAGCTGGCGGGAGTACATCTTCCCAATAGATTTCTTGTGTATCAGGCAAACCGTCTGCACCAATGTTGTTATAATCCTCTTCAAAAATTTTATACATATAAAGACAATCTTCTGTTAAACTTCGCTCAATCATATCTTCTTGAGATGCGCCGAGTGCTTGTTGAACCGTTGCAACTGAATCGCAAATGCTTATCAAGTCACCATTTTCTTTTAGATGTTTCTCGTCAAAGTAAACTGTGTATTTCATTTTACATACTCCTTAATAAGTTTGAAAATTATATCAATCATATTTTTGCCTTCGAGGGAACATTTAGATTTGAAAGAACGCCAAAGGTTAATCCGTTCTTCTGTTTCAATGTTAAGCAAATATTTCACAACAACTCCCTTTTGAATGTCTATTACAAATATAATAAATATAATAACAAAAGTCAAGAGAAAAATTTATGACTACAAAACTAAAAAACTTAAAAATAGGCGAAAAGTTTAGAGTCGGCGGCGGAAAGATAGTCTGGATTAAAAGAACAGTGCAGGGCATGAACAGCGATTATAGTTATGTCGAATCCGAGTTGCCGATTAAAAACAAAGCCAGAAAGACGACTTGGAACAAGCTATTAAGCGAAGATACACTTGTAAATAAATGTTAGCCAGCGTCTTTATAACAGATTTGCAACTAACACGCTGGCCAAAAAGAAAGGATAAAATATGAACTTAGCAGATAAAATAATAGAAAAAGCCGAAGGGAAGAAAAAACCATTTGAGGCACATTTATATTTGTGCGGGAACCCTTATTTAATTACAAAACACCAAACAGAAATGCTTGCATATAGAGCAGGCCAAAACTGGCAGATGTTAAACAAACAACACTCTTTTATAGTGAGGCAAAATGGCCAGTCGTGTTGAGTTGCGAGTTGGCAAGCCGTTTTATACCGATGAATACATTACACTTTATTGTGGTGATGCAAGAGATTACGTTGATAGCTTTAAGCCCGATGCTATTATAACCGATCCACCTTACCCGAATAAAGCAAATCATTTTATTGATGGAATTGAGGCTGCGAAAAGTGTTCTTCAAAACGAGGCTTGCGAAAACATTTTTGTTTTTTGGGATGAGATGCAAGAACCAGAAACAAGATTGCCGTTAGTTGCAAAACATATATGGCATAGAACAAACACAAACAGACCAGATAATTATGAAATGATTTATCAGTTTAACAAAGACGGCAAAAAAAGAGCAAGCCGAGTGCTACCTTACGCAGTGATTTACAAGGGGCTAACAGGATGCGCGGAAGCAGTAGGACACCCCACACAAAAGAATTATAAGTTAATGCAGGAATTGATTGTAATGAGTAAGGCAAAAACTATTTATGACCCTTTTGCGGGCAGTGGCTCAACACTTTTTGCAGCGAAACAATTAGGGCTTAAAGCGATAGGCGTTGAGATAGATAAAAAATGGTGCAATGTTATTGCGGAACGATTAAATCAAATAAATATAGAATTTGTAAACAAGGCTTGCTAACGGAATGGAAACTTACCCGATTGCGTAAATGGAAAAGGAAAATATTTTGAAAGAAGAAAAATTAAATACAGCACAAACTAAACAGCCCGAAGATAAAAGCAATTCGGGTAGAGTTTTTAGTTATGTGCCGTTTAGTATTGACGGACTAACTTTAATAAATGGAGATTGCCGAACAGCGTTAGATAGCTTTGCGCCCAAAACTTTTGATTTAGTGGTAACATCACCACCGTTTAATGTTGGAATAGATTATGGGGATGGACGAGAAGCAGACAAAAAAAGTTTAGATGAGTATAGTGCTTTTGCCAATTCCACATTGATAGCGTTAGAAAGGGTAATGAAAGATGGCGCAAGAGCTTGCATAGAGATAGGCGGGAGTGGGCGTTGTTTCCCTTTAAGTTATATTTGGCAAGATGCAGCATACAGGGCAGGTTTACAATTATTTAGCGAAATAGTTATTGAACACAGAAAAACAAACGAAACAGCTTGGGGCAGTTACTTAAAGCCGGACAACGTTTACACAATACCAAATTTTCATTTGCTATATGTATTCTTCAAAACAACGCCCACGAAAAGAGGTGCGGGGACTGATTTAGTAAAAGAAGAATTTACGGAGTGGACGAGGGGACGTTGGAAAATCAATTGGCAAAAGCACGAAGGACATCCAGCATCCTTCCCAAAATCATTCGCACAAAGATGTATAAAGTTATTTGGACACACAGATGATTTAGTACTTGACCCATTTGCAGGCAGTTCCACAACATTGGTAACGGCAAGGATGCTGGGGCGCAAAGCGGTAGGAATAGAAATAAGCCAAGAGTATTACGAATTAAGCAAAAATATATTAAGCCAAATGACAATGCCGTTTAATGAACAAGGCACATAACTACCACTTAAGCCAAAAGGAGAAAAAGTTTGGAATTCACTCATTATTACGGGAAATATAAGCATCAAAATAGGCGTGTAGCACAAAACATTGTGCCACAAAGGAAGCGTTATCCGGTGATACGCGCAAGGGTAAACGTAGAGCTTGAAGCAAAAATTCTTGAAGTGGCGGAAGAAAAACGAATGAGCGTATCGGAAATGACTCGAAAGCTCTGGGAAGATTATCTCGAAAAGAAGTTCCAAAAAGAATGGAAGGCGGAAGTAAGTGAATATTAAATTATCAATCTCTATGATAATGAAAAATGAAGAAAGGTATATATTAGACTGCCTTAGATCCATCAAGGATGTTGCGGATGAGATAGTGATCGTAGATACGGGCAGCACTGACCGCACAATCGAACTTGCTGTCCGGTTCGCCGCAAAAGAAAAGGTTAGCCTTAAACTATATCACTATAGTTGGAATAATAACTTCGCAGAAGCACGTAACTTTTCGCTTTTACGGTGCAGCGGTAATTGGATATTATACATAGATGCGGACGAACGTCTCTCACCTTATTCTGTTGAGACAATCAATGCTATTAAAAGTATTGATGATAAGTATGCATATCATTTGCAAGTTCGTTCGTTAGGTAATATTCAAACGGTTGTTCGCTCACCTCGTTTGTTCCGTAATTCCAAGGAGGTATATTTTGAGAATGGTATACACGAACAGATAGGACCGTCTTTGCTTCGGCAAAAGTATAAGTTCTTTTTATCGTCCGCTATTATTAATCATATCGGTTATGATATAAGCGATGCTGCGCTCCGACAAAAAGCTGAGAGAAATCTTGCATTGTTACAAAAAGAGCCGGTTCTCGATGACGGTCATTATTATCATCTTGGTGAAACATACTTTGCATTAGAGGATTGGGACGCGGCGGCTCATAGCTTGATACTTGCAATAGCCAAGAACTCGTTGTCAAACGAGATAACCGCTCATTGCTACTGTATGCTTGTGCAGATAGATTATAACCGCGGCTATTCCTACGCTGATAATTTTATCAAAGCAGTGGCAACGGACCCCGAGTCACCAGAGCCGTATTTCATATACGCAGAATTGCAAGCTGCAAAACGGAATTATGAGATAGCGGCTAACAATTATAAGTATGCAATCGCCAATAACCGCATCCGGCGCTATCCGTTTTTCCAAATCGTGTATGATAAAAAATATTTAAATTCAAAATTGAAGGTGATAAATGAACGGTAAAAGAATACGGCTTGACTTTGATAATGAATTAAGAATAGACGATATTGCTGCAATTACCGGGCGGTCACCGACGTCAATCGTTAATGAGTTATTGCGTAAAATTGAAATAGTTGTCCCGGCAAGAGAGAAAATAATGTTGGATGCTGCCGAATCGAAAAAAGCCCCCGGCACAGAGGGGGATGAACAAAACTAATTATATTACAAAAATAATCATTAGCAATCAAGTCCCTTTTAGTCCACTTTAGTCCCTTTAATATTCTCACATCAAAAACCAATTTGCCGTTGTAAATAAAATCAGCGGCAATGGAAATCACAAAACAAAAATTATACGCGGGCGACAGTTGGAGCTGGACCGAGTCGCTCGCAGAGTATCCCGCATCTCAATACACACTTAAGATATACCTTCAATACCGCGCCGAAGCGGTTATCGAACTTACTGGCACAGCGTCCGGCGATGATCACGTATTCACTTATACGGCGGAAGCCGAATTGTCCGGCGGTGAATACGTCTATCGTGCAAAGGTAATCGACGAGGATGATAATGTTACAACAATAGAAAGTGGTTCCGTTATCATCAAAGCGGATCTTGCCGCTTCAACCGACAGCCGCAATCATTATCAAAAAGTTATCGATGCAGTCGAAGCAATAATTGAAGGGAGAGCGTCGAAGTCATACGAATCAATCAGTATTAACGGACGCGCTATAACCGAAATGTCACACTCCGAGCTACTCAAATTACATAGCCGCTATAAATACTTACTCAAGCAAGAAGCAAAAAAAGAAAAGCTTGCGCAAGGGTTAAATGCGGGCGGAAAGATATTAATTAAATTTCAATAAACGGGGGAGAAATGAAACGATTTCAATTAGTAATACTTTTATCAATCACACTGATGTTTTTAACGGTGCCTTTGAGTGCACAAACAACCACGGATAACCTTACGAAGGTCACAATGTCCGGCGGCTTGTATATGTATTGGGACGATATAGCTCTCGATTCAGCCGGAACGGCTTGGAGTCAAGAGTTTGACTTAAGTACATACGATAACGGCACAACTCAAATATTCCTATGCTACGATGCTGCAGTATCGGACTCAATAAAATTATATCTCTATTCTAAATCTGTTGATAGCTGGGTCGCTTCAGATTCCTTAACGCTTGAATCTTTAACGGGTGCTTGTGATACAATGACTGTATCATACAAAAGCAGAGGATATAAATTTAAAGCAACTAACTTGCCGACCAAAGCAGCCGAAACCGGTTTCGATCTCGGTGTTTATGTCGGTTCACAAGATATTGAAGTAAACTAAATGGGATTCCTCGCCAAAATAATATCTCCTATTTCGAAGAGCGAGCCGGAGCCGGCAGTAAAACGCCGTCCGGCTCAAACTCTTTCTTTCAGTTCGAAAGATTGGATATTGGATGTTCATAAAACTGATGGCAAAATCGATTATGGATATAACGGGGCAAGGGTTGATAGACTTACGGCTGATTGGATTAACGTCCTAACTGCAAGTCAATCTAAAGACAGAGAAATTAAAAATGAACTTGCAATATTGCGCGCCCGCGCAAGGGATCTATGCAATAATAACGATTACGCGAAAAAATATATACGGCTTGTTCAATCGAATGTTATTGGACCGTCCGGCGTGAAGCTTCAAGTTAAATCAAAAGATTATAACGAAACAAAGAAGAAGTGGACGGAAGATAAGCTCGCAAATACTAAAATAGAAAAAGCTTGGACGGATTGGTGTAAGGCAAAGCACTGTACTGTTAACGGCAAGCTTACCTTTCGGCAAGTCTGCGAATTGATAATTGCTCACGCAGCCCGCGATGGTGAAATGTTCGTGAAATATGTTACCGGTAAGCAGTACAAATATGGTTTCACTTTACAGCTGATCGAACCCGATCACGTTGACGAACGAAAAAATATATATAACGAAAACGAAACAACCGTGATGGGCGTAAAGCTCGATAAGCAGAGACGACCGCTCGGTTATTACATTAAGAAGAATTCGCCGAATCGATCAAGTGGAACTTACGAAAGCGATTTTGTATCGGCGGATAAAATACTTCATCTCTACGATCCGGAACGCGCAGATCAAACGCGCGGCGTCTCTTGGATGGCTCAGTCAATTATAAGATTAAAAATGTTAGACGGTTACGAAGAGGCGTCTCTTGTAAATGCAAGGGCTTCGGCTGCTCAAGCCGGATTTTTCGAAACAGATCCGGAAACAAACCTTGAGTACGAAGGCGATGAGGTGGACTCGAATGATAACATATATATGAATCTCGAAGCCGGTGTTTGGCAGCAGCTCCCGCCCGGAGTTAAGGCTCACGCGGTTAATCCCGAATATCCACATCCGCAACACGAAATGTTTGTGTCGCGGACTTTGATGGGTATTGCCTCTGGACTTAATGTATCCTACTCGTCGCTGTCCGGTGATTACAGTAAAGCAAATTATTCAAGCGAAAGAGCCGCAAAGCTTGATGAACGCGATCAGTGGAAACGAATACAAGGATGGTTCATCGATTCATTTCTAAATCCGGTGTTCGCGCAATGGCTTAAGACGGCTTTGTTATCCGAAAATCTCAATTTACCAAATGATAAATATGACAAGTTTAATGCACCGGTATGGTATCCGCGAAGATGGGATTGGGTCGATCCGCAAAAGGATATTGAAGCAAAGGCAAGAGAGTTAGAACTTAAACTAACTACACGAACGAAAATAGCCGCCGAAAAAGGCGAAGATTTTGAAGAGATACTTGAACAGCTTCAAGAAGAGCAAGAACAGTTAAAAAGTTTAGGAACAACGGAGGAAGATAATGGAAGTGGTAACGGAAACAACGAAAGCGAATGAACTACGAAATAAAGTGCTCGGACAAACATTCGAGCGTATGGTTGAACTTCGCGCAGAGGATATTGATAAAGAAGGGCGTACTGTTCCTTTTATTTTAACGTCCGACCGTCCGATTGAACATTGGTTCGGCTACTTAATTCTCGACCACTCTCCGGGTTCAATTAGGATGGACCACATCAAAAGCGGGCTTCCGTTTCTTGTTGATCACGATGTTGAAAAGCACATTGGGCTGGGAGTGCCAGAAACGTTTAGGCACGAAAAGGTTGAAGGTTATAATACATTAAAAGGAACGTTTAAGGTAGGTAAAAGTCCGCTTGCACAAGAAAAGTTCGATGATATGCTCGACGGTATTCGTCCTTATGGCTCAATCGGTTTCATATTGCACGATATGGAGCTTGAAGAAAAGGGCAATGATAAGGATAAGCCGGATATATATAGATCAAATGATTGGGAGCCGATCGAGTTCTCAACCGTTTATCTCGGACGCGATAAGTCATCGAAGATCGGAAGATCAATTCAATATACCGACGAGCAGATGGAACAAATTAAAACATTAATAAAACAAACATTAGAAGATCATCAAGACTCAACAATAAATAACAATGACACGAAAGTGTCGGGGGGAACACAAATGTCTGAAAACACACAAGTGCGCAGCGAAGAGGAAATCCTTGAAGCTGTACAAAAAAGATTGGCGGAAATTGAATCACTTGAAAAACGCCACAATTTAGATTTAAATGAATTCAAATTCGGTAAGCGAAGTAAGGCAGATATTGCTGAAGTGCGCGGTTACGTGCTCGAACAACTGCCAGAGGATAAACCGCTTGATACGCCGGCGGCGCATCTTGATATGCCGGAAAGCGATGTACGTAAGTACAATATACTTAATGTTATTAAGTATCTCGTTGATCCGGTTGCATATAGCGAGGATGCTGCATTCGAAATCGAAGTGTCAAGGGAAGTAGCGAAAAAAATGGGACGCAAACCCCGCGGATTATTTGTTCCAGCCGACATAGAAAAACGTATAAGGTCATTTATGAAACGCGATCTTACTGTCGGCGGCAGTACGTCGGGAGCCGAGCTTGTCGGGACAGATCATATCCCTACTCTCATTGAACTATTGAGGAACAAGATGTTGCTAACAAGAATGGGCGCACGATATATGAGCGGACTCGTAGGTAATGTGTCGATACCAAGGTGGGATGGTGCAGCTACTGCCGGATGGACTTCAACCGAAGGAGCCGGGACATCCGAGTCAACTCCTACAACCGGCGCGCTTACTTTAAGTGCTAAAGAAGTGTCTGCTAACGTGCAATATACAAGATTACTATTACAGCAATCGTCGCCGGATATTGCGGCGCTTGTTGAAGATGATCTTATGTCGGTGCTTGCTCTCGCAATCGACAAAGCTGGATTTCACGGGGCTGGTGCAAGCGGTGAACCTCAAGGTATCATCGGTACATCTGGTGTCGGTGCGGTTACAATAGCATCGATGGATTGGGATGCTGCAGTTGAATTTGAAAGCGATGTTGATGCGGGCAACGCACTTGACGGAACTCTCTATTTTGTAACTACACCGGCGGTTCGCGGAACTCTGAAATCAAGAGCGAAAGAAAGCGGTTATCCGGTTTACATCGTTTCGGAGAATAATGTGATGAATGGTTATCCGGTTATGACTACCAATCAACTGAGCACCGGGTATATAGTGTTCGGAAACTATGCGCAAGTGATGATTGGCGAATGGGGCGGATTGGATTTGATAGTTGACCAATCAGCAACGACCGGTAAGTTCACCGTTGGTGCATTCAAAACGATCGATCTCGGTATCAGACAGTCGTCTGCATTCAGTGTAGGATCATCGTTTAGTTAATCTTTAAATGTTAATTAAAGCGTCCGCCGGTGAAGCGGACGCAAATATAAAATAATGGAGTTGTTTAAATGGCAAAGAAAGAAAAGATAAAAATTGTAATCTTAAATAAAAAAGGTTACGACAAAGAAGCAGAAAAGAAAAAAGCGCAATGCTATTACAAGAATAATCTCGTAAAAGCGGGCGACACTTTTGAAGTTGATTCCGACGAGCAAGACGCAAAGATATTAATAGCTCTCGGTTATGCTGACGTTGTTGAAGGTAAACCAAAAGTGAGCGTAGTTTAAATGAATCTCGATCTCACAGACTTCAACGCCGCAATATTTGATAGTGATCTTTGTACCGATGCGGTTCTTAAGACCGCATCCGGTCCATCAATAACTATACGTGTTGATTTTCGTAATCAATACGGACAGAAAAATGCGGGCGCAATTGTCTATGAGGGCGAAGAATTGTTTTGCGACTGTAAATCATCCGACGTTGTAAACGCAAAGCAAAATGATACAATAACTATTGACTATGCAAAATACAAAATAACAGAAATGCAACCCGAGGACGCGGGAATAACAAGACTGCTGTTAAGGAAAACGTCGTGAATAGAGCAACAATTACAAGTTTAATTAAAACACATCTATCTGCTGTGACCACGGCGGGCGGATATAATAACGACTTCGCGAATGTTAAAAGGTGGATGACGTATCCGGGCGATTCGTCGGAAACGTTTTGGGTTAACATACAAGACGGCAGAAATCAAAGACGGCTCGATGAAGGTTACCGCGAAGGTTTGAACATAAGAATAACAGCCTCATTCGTGATCAACGATGACACAACAGCCGAGGAAGAAGAAGCATTATACGTTAAAGCAGAATCGATCATTGAGGATATTATCGAATGCTTAGACGAAAATAAAGCGGCGTATGAAACGGCGGTTAGCGAGACTGCATTCTATTTTGAGTTTGAAGCAGATGAAATTTCCATTGATCGTGACGGCGACGGGGGGATAGTCGTCGATGCAATTGTTGATTTAATTGCTCATCACAAATTTGAAGCAACCGGGATGTGAAAATGAAAAACAAAAAAGTTTTAAAGTTTGTAAAACAATTTTATCAAGCAGTAAGAAAGAACGAAAAGTCAAGTGGCATACCTTGGAAAGCTGCACTTGCACAAGCAGCGCTTGAAACCGGGTGGGGAGTGTTTGTTAAAGGTTTTAATTATTTCGGTATTAAAGCGGGCTCAAAATGGAAAGGCAAAAAGCAAGAGTTCAAAACATCGGAAGTGGAGAACGGCAAAAAGATAATCATTAAAGATACTTTCCGCGCGTATGAGTCGTTTCAAGATTCGCTTGATAATTACAGCGAATTTATCAAAGATAGATTCTCGAAGGCGTTAGAAACAAGCGACCCGGTTGAGTTCGTCGAAGTACTCCAAAACGGATACAGCTACAAGTACGCAACCGATCCGGATTATGTTAAGAAGATTAAAAGTATTATAAACACTATTGAGATTGCCCTATCACTCCTTGAAGTGAAAGAACCGGAAGAAGGCGGCGAACAGCCGCCGGACGCCGGTAAACCAATTCCCAAAAAGATTCAAAAAATTAAAAATGAAGAAACTTAAAATAACATTGGAGCAAAAGATGAAGTTAACGGAAGAACAGAAAAAGCGAGTATTAGATCAAGCTTATGCGTTAGGCATAAAGTTGAAACCAGTTGAAGCAGTTGCTAAGCCTACCGCCGGGATTATAGGGGTTGAAGAACTCAAAGAAGCATTGGAAGCCGGAGCGAAAGTTACATCCGCCATCATTAATAAAAGCTACAATGTGCTTACGCTCGGAACTGCGTTGTTCAAGGGCATTGTGGGTGGTGACAAGATACCCGATGAGTTCGATGATCTTGATGAAAATGAATTCATCGAATGCTACGAAGCTTTTGGCGATGCTTTAGATTTTGACGATCCCGACGACAAGGATCTCGAATTGTTCATAGAGAAAACATTTTTCAATCAATTCAAGCAAACGCTCGACACACGAGATTATCTTGCCACAAAAGAGAAAAAAGAAAATGCTGAATAATAATGTTGTTGAAAAAGCTGCCGATATTATTAAAAAAATTGATGGCTGGAAAACTGTTATCGGCGCGGTCGGCACTCCAATTGCTTCCGCGGTGTTGTTCTTGGTTCCGGAACATACGGTTGTTCATAAAATAGCCCTTGGGTTTACAATTGTTTTCGGCAGCGTTGGTATTAGCGGCGCAGTGCATAAAAAGTTAAAAGGTGATTTGCCGAGCGGATTGTCAAAACATAACCGGGATTAATATGGACGAAAGATATCTTACTCAATTATCAAGTGATATTAAACTAATACAGTCAGACATTAAATATATTAAAGAAAAATTTGACACTGAAAAACAACACTCGGAACGTTTAGCAAGGATCAATAGCGAAAAGGTGAATGATCACGAAAAACGAATAAGAAACGTAGAACAATTATTATACAAAGGAATTGGAGCTGCGATCGTAGTAAGCTCGGTGATTTCTTGGGTGATTTCAAAAATAACATAAATGGGGGAGACACAAAATGGGAAAAGTAGCTTATCAAGATGTCGTATATAAGCTCGGCGCAACGTCTGCTTCGCTTGCGACTGTTGGGCTTTACGACTTCAGCGCAAACGGTCAAGCTGAAGTGATGGATGTATCGGATTCGGCAAGCGGTGATAACAAGGAATTTATTGCCGGGATGCTTGAAAAAGGCATTAGCTTTTCGAAGTGGTTCGATGATGCAGAAACGGCATACGAGGAAGGCGATACAGTTTATCTGCAAGTAGTCGCCGGAAGCAAAACACTTGGATATGATTGTATCGTTGAAACCGCGAATCTCGAATCAAGCAACGGCAGCGCGATGAAATGGAGCTATACACTTAAGCTTACTGGAGCGGCAGACTAATGCCTTTTAATGATGCCATTGACAGCGCCCGGGAAGTAAATCTTCTCGGGTGTGCTGTCAAAATATACGACAGAACAATGAAGGACGTTTTCGATCTTGAGGATGCTGTAAGATCAACTAAGGGAAATCCGGCTATGATAACCGGGTATTATTACGCTCAAATGATCAGCGATGCGCTTAAACCGAATTATCAAAGATTAAAATGGTATCAGTTCATTAAAAAGTATCAGCTTAAAAGAAGATATAACGTTAAAAGACTGATAAAAAATCTTACGCTCAAACAATTGGTTGAACTTGCGAAAGAAGTATATCGAGCCGGCGGGGCGACCGAAGATGACATAGAAAACATTTTTGAAGTAAAAAAAAAGAACAAAGGGACAAGCCGGACAGCCCAAGGATCGACCGGCAAATCACCAACGTAGATTTATGTCATATGTTTCCGTCTTTGGCGGGAGAGTTAAATTTTGATTTCGAACAACTACCGAGCAGAACCTATATGCTGATGTTCCATCGATATATCAACTTAATCAAAGCTTACCGGGGTGGTGAGTTCAGCATTTACTCGAACGATGATAAAGTATTAAAAGATGAACTTGAATTGAAACACGAAATTAGAATGGGCAGAATAAAACCACAAAAGATAAATGTGAAAAGAATAAATGGCTAAAATATTAAATATCGCAGAACTTGCAGCGGACGGATCACGTTATAAGCGGACACTCAAAGGACTCGAGAACGATACAAAGCGTTCATCCCGGAAAATAAAATCGGAATGGAATGGAATCGGGCGGTCTATGATTGCTGCAGCGGGCGCATATTTAAGCTTTAGAGCAGCGGCATCAATACTGCGCGACACAACCCGCGCCGCGATGGAACAGATTAAAGCCGAGGCTAAGATCGAACAAGCCGTCCGCAAGACCGGTATGGCAGCCGGCTATAGTGCTGATCGGCTTAAGTATATGGCGGGCGAACTGCAAAAGGTAACCGGCATCGGCGATGAGGATATACTCAATAATGTTACTGCACAGTTATTAACCTTTACTAATATTGCCGGCTCAAATTTTGAACGTACACAGCAAGCAGCACTTGATTTAGCAACCGTGCTAGACGGCGATCTAAAATCTGCATCAATACAATTAGGTAAAGCTTTAAATGATCCAATTGCAAATTTATCTGCTCTGAGCAGATCGGGTATACAGTTCGATGCATCAACAAAGCAGCTCGTCAAATCTCTCGTTGAGCAAAATCAATTACATAAAGCTCAATCAATAATACTTGATGAAATCGAGAAACAATACGGCGGTCAAGCGAAGGCACAAGCAGACGCTATGGGCGGAATCAAACAAGCACAAGCAGCTTGGGCAGATTATGGAGAGGCTGTCGGACTTGCATTATTTGGCATCGGCGAACGGATTGCGGAAGCAGCATTCGGCGCAAAAGATCTTGCAAGCTTCTTACAAGATCAAACGAGGAGATTAAAAGAATTTTTTGGAGTGCTTAAGCAGATAAGTTCGGACGAACAGCAAAGCTGGCTTGAATCTTACATCGGAACGGATGAGGAGTTTAGGAAAAAAGAAGAACAAATTTTAACTATTCAAAGAGCGCAATTAACGGCAACCAAGATCGTATGGGAGAATAAAAGCTGGCTCGAGAAACTTGTAGGTGATGATACGGAATATCAAAACGCAAAGAGGCAGCTCGAAGTAATAGATACACAGCTTGCACAATTGCGGGAATATAATCGGCGCGTTGAGGCTGGTATTGAAATCACTTCCGGCGGTGGTAGTAGCGTAGAAGATGCAGTAGTAAGCACTGTTGAAAACATTGCTGAAAAAAGAAAAAACGTAGAAGAAAAAATGTATTCCGCACTCGGCTTTATGGCTGTGGGCTATGCCGCACATAAAACGCGTATGATTGAAGAAGAGTATCAACAGATGCTTAAGCTTACGAATGATACTGTCAACGCGGAAATATGGAAGAACGAACAATTACGAAAACTTGCAGAAGAACGTCAAGAGTTTATGGGGATGTCTGGTATGTACTCAATGGCGGAAGATGATCTTGATGCGATGAACGAGCAGCTTGACGAAGAACTTGCAGAACGTGAAGATATGGAATTGCACTTAGCTAATATGCGTATCGAAGGGATTCGCGATGGCAATGATGAAATGCTTGACGGTGCTTTAAGCTTAGGACAAGCACTCAACAGTTCATTCAATAAAGCCGGTGATAATTTGCTTTCAACTTTTACGGAAATATTAATGCTTGCAATCCGTATCGGTAATGCGCTTAAGACAGACAAGGGCGGCGGCAGTTTTAACCCATTCTCGATCGCAACATCTTTATTATCTTTTATACCGGGTTTCGCCTCGGGCGGAAGTGTAAGACCTAACTATCCTCATATAGTTGGTGAGCGCGGTCCGGAATTGTTTATTCCGTCACAGCCGGGTTACGTAACTCCAAATAGCATCACCAATAATATTATTAACAAACCGGATAACAGTAGCAACAAAATACTTGATGCAATATACGCTCTTAATGATAACATCAGCCGAACCGGCGGGCAGCGCAATACTTTTGTTATCTCGGTTGACGGCAAAATACTGGGTGAAGTAACTCAAAAAAATATTAACAAGCTGCAAAAAAGCGGAAAGAATTTAGATGACTTATAAGCTTGAAATATATGGCGCAAACTGGAACGATGTTTCGGATTATATAACATCCGGGGATTACTTCCCTTATATCGACCGCAACAGAGATTATGAGTGTAAGGCATCCGGCTTTACGATAGAGGTATCATTCGAATTTTCGGTTAATATATCAAAGGGTGACGAAGTCAAGGTGAGCAGAGTGTCGGACAGCACGGTTATGTTCACTGGCTATGTCGCAAGCGTAAGAGCGGATTATGCAAGCAAGGTATATCGAGTTAATATAGATAATTATTTAATGCTTTTAACTAAAAAGAATATATCACACGAACAAGACGATGATGCATTTCACGAAGCTTTGGTTAACGGAGCAATTGATTTTACGACGTATGGGATTCCGGTCGATTCAATCAACACGGGTAACGATACAATCGTAAGAACGTCCCACGGATTAACCGGGCTGGAAGATTATATAATATTCAATAAGAGCACCGCGGATATTGAAGCATTCAAACCATATTCGATTGACGTTATTAATACAGATTCGTTTCAGCTCTATCCGTATGATAATCTGACGCCGCCGGCAATCGACTTAACTGACAGCTCTGTTCCGAGCGGAATGAAATTCATTAAAGATTCTGATGTTAATGAATCGATCTATGACGGCGAACGAATGAAGTTTAGCTATATGCTGGTAGAAATGTTCAATCAATGTGGTTTGGCGTTGAGCACTACGGGGATGAGCACATCTGTCGTTGGTACGTTCTCATCAACTACGTATCATATCGATGATTTCAATTTTGATTATGATAACTTTTGGCTGCTCAATCAAGAAGAAGATGAAACAGAAGCTGATAGAGTGATCACATACTTTGACTATCTACAGAAAGTGTGCGCGATGATGGGGATGATAATTGTTTGCATAGCACATAAAACATATAGATTATATACCGCTCAAGACGAAGCATATACTTACGATAACGATCAATTTTTTTCATACGAAGAAGAAGAAGGTGAAGCCGATAACGATGGTGTAAAATTTATTCTGAAGAAATGGAATTTCTCTGTAAGTATGCTCGAAACTGTTGACGAATATGAAGATGGTAGCGGAGATATAAGATGGTATAATAATTTGTATTTGAATTTCGGAGCGCCGAACGCAAGCGGTGGAATATGGCTTCCTTCGCGCGAAGATGATTCTGCGGTGAGGGTTGGGATCAATAATTATATACGCGCTTTATCGCAGTCATACAATCGTAAATCTGTTGAGTATAGTCCAAGGCAGCAAACGGTAAAACAAGTTGTCGAAAATTTTCTAAGCTTGGACGAAAGAAAACCGTGCAGCAAAATAATTGAGGAGACATACTCGTGAGCGATAATGTATTTGGGCTCGGACCGGCTAAGTTCACTGGAACCGGAGATCCGGACAGCGGCACGGTTATTCTGTATGCCTCTGTATTTATGCCGGTATTCACAGATCCACAATTCGCAGAAGGTATATCCCCTCTTACCGGTTATCGCAATTTTGAGGAACTTGGCGATTACTCAGAATTTGAAGTAATAGTAAATGCTTTTAAATACGATGGAACGGCAGCGTTCGGCAGTTACTCAACGAGCGGAATACTCAATAAGCTTAGAGCGTATGCATACAAGGACGTTATATTCTATCCTCACAAAGACGGATCAACCGCCGGGGATGGACTTGGGAAACCGATGAAGGATAGTTTAAGCAATAATGTTAATTATTATATAACAGAAGTTAAACCATATTACATTGAGGGACTGCCGTTATCAAAAAATAAATTAAGAATTTTAATGAGATTTAAAAGCAGAGAATATACAGACATTACAAAGATTGTACAATGATATTTACGCCTTGTAAAATATTGCACGGATTAACCGAAATCGAATTCGACAATAGCGTTCTTGATGGCGATTTTATACGTCCGGAGCTGCTTGAACACGAGTCGGTTGTAAGCGGCTACCGATCATTCGTCAAGAACGGCGATAGGAGTAATTTTCTAATAACGGATTATGTCTATAAAAATGCGGATACAAAAACACGGCTTCAAACATTACAAGCGCTCGAGGGTGAGCTTGTTTCTTTTTACCCGGACAAAAACGGAAGCGCAATAAAAAATAAATCCGGTGAAGTACAAGACTTTTATGTTCAAAGAGTGATACCAATTTATTTGTTAAAAAATAAAACAATACTTGCCGTGATGATCGAACTGCAATCAGTAAGTTATACGCATATCGGTGAGTATGATACAGTGCAAGGTTATGGTTATCAATACGGACAATATTATGGGTATGGATTATAATGGCTGACGTACCGAGCGGATATACTGCTAATTACAATATTGCCAAATGGGATGATGGCGATAATCCCGGAGCGTCTGCTCTTAACAACAACTGGGATTTAATCGACGCTGCAATATTAGCGGCTTACAACGCCGGCGGTGCTGTAACATCCGTGTTCGGACGTACCGGTGCGGTGGCTTCGCAAACATCAGACTATGATGCTTCACAAATAGATAATGATTCAAGTGTAAGTGGCACACGTGTTAGTGATGCGCTCGATACACTTCTCGGAATTGCTCAAGGTGATATTGATTTAAATTCTAACTGGGGTACGAAATTTACAAGCGACGGATCAACTCCAATAACATCAATTGCACTTGGTGAAACATTATATATTGATACACCGCAAGATTTAAGATCAACCGCAGCAGTCACATTCGCAACAGTTAACACCGGGCAAGGCGCTAACGAATTATATGCGATGGATCAAGCTGTCCGCACAACTGATGATGTAACCTTTGATGATATAACAATAACTAACTACGCAACAGCGCAGCAATATAAAAGTACGATAGAAGCGACCGGTGGAGCAGCCGACTATCATTTAGCGATGTTCGATGAAAATGGATGGCTGATCGGCAAGGGTTCGCAATTATATTTTACTGAATCTGGTTCTATTGATCTTTTAACATTAAGTAATACTCATTTTGTACATAGCGGAAACGTAGGATTATATAATAATTTTTCTGCCGGATGGGGCGGAAGCGGATGGAGAGTTGATTACGGTCTAACAACTGCAAATACATCAACCGCAGAGTTTGATGACTTGTGGGTTCGCGGGACAATGAATGTATATGAGTTGGTGATTAACCAGATCCGCGCAACTAACGGGAGCTTTTTCGTATCGGCAACCGGCAAGCTTGCAAGCACTCCTTCGGCATTAAGCGGCGGACCGCCGGCAACGCAAGACTTAACATTCGAAGATCCCGAGGGAAATAATTTATGTCCGTTCGCAGTCGGCGATATATTATTGATGCAGCGGGTTGATCTCGATAGTACAACCGTGCTTGCAAGAATTGTGAGAGAAGTAACTGCTGTAAGTGGAAACACCATAACGGTTAAAACGACATTTGGCGGTCCCACGGATACTTCAAGCTTGCAGAAAGGTGATGTGCTTGTAAGGATAGGAAGCACGAGCAACATTAACCGCAGAGGTTCTATATATATGTCAAGCGATGACAGTAACTCGCCTTTTATCGATGTATATGATGAAGTATCTGCTTGGGGACAATGGAAAACATTTGCAAAATTAAAATTTAAAGCTGGCAAACTATCCGGAGTAACAACTGATAACGGTGATGCCTTAAGCGGTTATGGCGTATATAGTGATAATGCTTATTTCGAAAGCAACGTCACTGCAATCGGCGCACTCTACGCAACAACCGGCGGCTTTGGCGGAACTAAAGCAGCTCCGGCAGCGACTATCAATTCTTATGGGTTGGCAATCAACAATAAAACAAAAGGCAATGTTACCGGTGATGGGGTATTTGTTGGTAACTGGCAATCTGCTGCGGGCTTTGATGGTGCAATATTAAACCAAGACGGCTTATATGGTTATGTTGATAACACTAATATATTCAAAATTGACACGTCCGGCGGACTTATAGCGGGCTTTACTTTTGATAACAACCAAATTGTAAACGATAATTTCGAAATTGGGATAAGCGGGGATGAAAGTTATCTCAAGATGTGGAAGGAGGGTTTCTCGACTACAACTTATGTCAAGATGTTCTACAATGACTCTAATGATACTTACGGCATAGAATCCAAGTATGGAGATGACTTAGTATTTCAATTAGGTTCGACCAATAAAATAGCGGGTTGGACTTTCACGGACACAGAACTTAGCAACAGCAATGTTTCGCTTGAGGTCGGCACATTTTCCGGCTTGGCAGTAAGCAACGGAAGTTATGACATTGTTCGTGTGGGCGAAACAGCTGGTGACATACCGGGTGGATTAACTAACGATGTTTCAACATCTGTAATATTCAACAACTTGTTCTCAAGCGCTGACACCGGTGATCCGGCAACCGGATGGGACATTAATAACGGGGCTAACTGTGCAACGTGTGATGTTAACACAACGGACAAAGCACTTGAAATTATCGGCGGTTCAAAATCCGCGTCGCTCACAAATATTGAATCAGAAATAATACAAAACTTAAAGAGTGGATCTGATACTGTTCTTGAAGGTGAAAAAATAAAAGTATCATTCACGATTAAGCGGGTTGAAGTCGCAAGCAGCGATGCTGATTACCGGATAAGATTAACGGTTAAGCGGAACAATACTAATTACTTATTAATGCAAGACGTCGATACAAGCGATGTTAGCACAACTGCTGTTACAAAGTCTTACAATATCGATGCAAGCGACATAGCCGACATCGACACAAACGGTTATGTGCAATTTATGGTATATGCGGATAAGAACGTTGCTCACATTTATGATACATTCGTAATTGATAGCTTAAGATTTGTTACCTATACGGAAACAAACATAACATACATAGATGAAACCGGGATGTTGTTATATCGCAGTCCATTCGATCAGATAAAATTTACAGCAACAGAAAGTATTGCGCATTTTACTAATATAAAGTTGAACAATTACAACTTGGGGCGGTTTGTCGGTGAATATAATAATGCAAGTGATCTTCCGACCGTCGGCGCAAGAGCGGGTGATTACGGTATTGTTATGACCGGATCAACCACTGAAAGATTATACTTATATAGCCGTGTTAGAGGCGCATACTCGTATGTTGACTTATCATAAAAAGTTAAAGGAATAAAATGAGCGAGAGAAAAGCAAAAGCGAGAAGGAAAGAAAGTACAATAGAATTAACGGAAGTAGAGAAACTTACACTTGAAAACAAAAAACTTAAAGTAAGTGATCTGCAGAAAGAGGGCGACTTGATGATAGCGCAGTACAAAGATAAGATCAAACAAGCAGCGGATGATCATCGGAAATACTTTATCAATCTTTGCGAACAGAAAAGCAAAAAGCCGGAAAACGTTTTGAAGGTAGATTTTGAAAATGGAATAATAATTTTTAAGGATTAAACAATGCTTGAACACTTAACAATATACTTTCCACGCGGTGACGGCGACTCGTTTCTGATTCGCAACATCTCCGGCAAGCACGATGACAGAAAGGTTGTTGTGTCTCTGTTAGAAAGCGATGAACTGACTGCCGGCTTACTTTGGCAAAAGAAAAATACTTTAGCTGGCGGAAGTGATGCAGAGGTGCTTGTAACTTATGACTCGGTAAGGGACACGAGTGATTTTAAAATTACGTTGCAGAAAGATGACACGGAGAGTCTCAGCGAAGATCGTTATTATTTATCACTATCGTCAATTGATGTTAGTGATGAAGAGGATGACGTTACTTTAGTAACCGCAGACCTCGTCTTAAAGTCGAGCGGTTACGGTGTATTCAGTGGCTTTGATTTACCAAGCGAGGTTACATCTTTCTTTCAGCTTGATGCAAGCGACGGTGAAGAATTCGCAATTGCACAAGTTGCCCTTGACGGAGATGGTAAGAAATATATGAAGATGATCACTCTTGCCGAGCTTAAATCGCAGTTAGGAATAGAATAATGAAGTATAAAGTAGTAACAGCCGAACACGGAGCAGTAGGAGACTTGATAATTATTAGAGTTATTAACGATACTCTTTACTGGACATTTATTTCAATAGATGAACTTAAAACAATATTAAATATAGGAGTTTAAAATGGACGGATTAAGCGATTATTACGAAGATAAGCTAAATGATTTTCTTTTCGGTGCGCAAGCATTAACGCCCGAAGCAACTTATTATTTAGCTCTTGCAACTGCCACAGTCGGCGAGGATGATGACGGCTCAACATTCACCGAAGCTAATTATACTGGTTATGCAAGGGTAGCACTTACAAACAATAAAACTAATTTCTCAGCATCCTCCGGTGGGGTGGTCTCTAATGCAACAGAAATTAGATTTCCAAAGGCAACCGGTGGATCTTCAACGGTTGTTGAACTAGTCCTTTTGGATGCTGAGACCGACGGGAATATAATTTGCGGCGGTACAATTACAACATCGAAAACTTATTCAGATGGCGACAGACCGGTGTTTGAAATTGGTGAAATCACATTTACAATCGATTAAGGTAAGTGATGTTAGTCAACTGGACAAATCATCTTGGTGAAAATATAGTCAATCACAACTCGGAGCCGATTGAGTTTGAGCAGGTTATTCTCAAGTTTCTTTCAGCTCAAGGGTTTATAAATATTGATGCAGCTAGTGGACAAACAAAGCATCGTTATTTGGCAGCCTCTTCGGAAATTGCAAATGCTTTGCTTGCGAATGATGTCCGTGAGAGAGGTTCGGATGTTGATCTGCTTTACTTTTCTGGCAACAAAAAATGGAAGAACCAAGACGGAGAAGTATTTATAAATCACCTCAATGAACCGTTGTATTTCCGGAAAGGTTTAATTGATGCGGAACAAACAAGGTTTAGGTATTTGGCTAACAACGTCAATTATGATTTATCAACTAACATAGAACAATCTCGAGAAAGAAGCATAGACGCTGCGACTGAGATCGAGTATTCAATGACATCAAAACAATTGAGAGAAAAAGTATTAGCCGCAGCAGCGACAATAACCGTAAGGCTTGTTTCGGCAATCAAAAAGTTTTACGGTTATTGGGCAACAATAATGGTTAAAATTAAGGAGTAATAAAATGCCAAGAATTAAAGATCAAAATAATATCGCATCACAATTAGAACCTACCGATCTATTTGTGTTCGACCGAGCTAACCCGGACGAGACGTTTATCATTTCGGCTCAAGATATGTTCGAGGGACTAAGCAATCGCAACCTTATCGGAGTGCCGGGCGAACAAGGGTTTGGGGTTGGGATTGCTCCGGTTGTACCCTCGTACTTACAGCCATTGCCCGGCTATGATAACCCGGCATCGGATAATTACGGCAATTACTATTGCATAACGGACGGATCAATAATAGTTTGGATTCCAAGATTCTACTTTAAGATCACTCACAATGATGTCGATCAAATCAACGTTGTTGACATCAAAGGGGTTGATACTTACCCAACAAATGAAAATGCAATTGTTGACGGATATGTTGTCCACCGTATGTTCATTAACGGCGGTACAATTAAAGAGGGTGTTTTTGTTGATAAATACGATTGGAGCTTGACTAACGTTACTTGGGATGGAACAACTCAACTAACGGGTACAGCCTCAAGTATTAAGAACGGAAACCCGATTTCTTCAGCAGTTGATAGCAAAAGAATTATCAACGGGACAAACGATACTTATGCTGGTAGTTTTTCAAATTGTATAAGTAACGGGAAAACACCAGCCGACAATTACGGCGGGGCTTGGTCTGCTGCAAAATCTCGTGGTGATGACTTTGCGGTTTGGAGTATCTTTGTTGCAAAAGGATTGGCTCTTCTTTCTCTTGCACACGGACAAGCGAGCAGTACCACAACCAATTGTGCTTGGTATCACGCAACTAATAATTTCCCTAAAGGTAATAATAGTTATGGTGATGATGATGCGGACAGTACTTGTGTATTTACTGCTTGTGATGATGGTTATTGGGCTTCGAGAAATGAAGCTCGTAAAACTGGCTCTGGAGATGCTTTTGCGAAGACAACCCATAACGGACAGAACTGCGGTGTAGCTGATCTTAACGGCAACCAATGGAAAATAATACAAGGGTTAACGGCTATTGTAAGCACAATTGCTATTACGGGGGCAGTAGCCACAGACGGAGGAACGAAGGTAGAATTAACTTTTGGCTCAGCGCACGGATTAGAAGTTGGTGACTGGACAATGATTACTTCGGTTGTTGGAATAACTGATTTGAACGATAAACTTTGGAAAGTAACTGATGTTGGCAGTACAACTACTTTGAAAGTTGCTTGTGCTACAGCACAGACATATACAAGCGGGGGAACCGTTTATAAGGGTTCGCTCTATTCTTTTAAGGAAAGTGTTGATATAGCTACTGTAACGGGAGGCAATTCCATTGACGCAACAGATCATTTTAACGATACTTTTATTCTTGCCAATATGGATGAGTTGACAATGAACTTTGCCGACGGCGGAGGCTTTGGGCAGAGATACGGCAACAGCACAAACCAAGTACTGCCTTTTGACGCTGATAGAACAACAAACGATTACAAACTTGCGAATGCTGGTTTACCCGAAGATATAGGGGTTAGTAGCGGAGGATCAAATCAGTTCGGACAAGATTACTTTTATCAATATTTGCGAGACGAGCTTTGCGCCCGTTCTGGCGGTAGTTGGGGTAACAGTAGTTATGCTGGCGTCTGGTATCTGAGTCTGACTGACGGTCGTACTACTTCCGCTCGAGGTACGTCCGCCCGCTCGTGCCTTTATGTGTAAAAATTAAATTGGATAACGAACAACAGAGGAGATAAACTCAATGAAGTATATCAGACTTAAAGAAGTAGTAACCGAACACAGCAAACTATCGCTTGTGTACGGTGAAGACGATACAGTATTCAAATACGATGAAATTGACGGATATGAGTATTGGGGAGTACAAACAGAAGATGCAAATTTTCTCACAAAACAGCACCCGGAATGCGAAGCAGAAGAATTAACCTTTGCAGAAATTCAACCAATTCTACATAATTGTAGAATGATGAGAGACATCAATCAGCTAATAGAGAAAGAAGTAGCAAAAAAATACACAATTGCGCAAGAAATCGGATTAACTAATTCGGATTGGGACTCCCCAGAGTACGCAGATTACAGAGATTATGTGGCTGAATGCAAAGCAAAGTTCCAACAGCTTAAAATTGATAGAGGGTTAGTCAATAATGATTGAAATAATATTTTGGACACTCGTATTTTACGTTCCGTTTGCTTCGGCTCACGGGAAGTTATCTCAGAATTTAGCTCAAGTAAGAGAGTATAAAAACAAAAGACTTGCCAACATCTACAAAGGTGAATGGCATACGCTATTTTTATTAGCAAGAATCGCTTTACATTTAGGATTGATCTATTTTGTAACAGATTTTAAGTTCACTTGGGATAACCTATACATTGCACTTGCATCTGTTTTGTTGGGAGTGGTGTCATACAGTCCGATACTTGATTGGGCGCGAGGGCTTAACCCATTCACCATCAACGCAACGTGTGAACAATGGGAAGGATCATTTGATTGGGATTGCATAACTATTTGGATAAGGGATCACCTAAAAATCAATACAAAAATTTTGTGGTTGGTTTTGTATGTGGTGTTGGTTGCGGTTTATTATTTGTTGTAAAGATCAGCGTGCCGTTTTATAAGATTGGAAGAATTTATCTTGGTGAGCTATCATAGTAATAGTTCCACTTTCCGTCATCGGTTTTCCATACTTTACCGACGACATTGCCGTTACTATCTTTCATTGTAGCGGCTATTTTTCTGTTAAATAACCGCTCTAATTCTTTAGATCCTATCGCAATAGACTCTTTGCATCCTTTAGTTTTTTTGGTGTTAAGATTTTCTTATCCAAAAAGAAAAGAAGCAGCTTAATTGACATCGAAGGATTACGAGTTCCATTTTCATATTCGACTATTCGAGTATGACCAGATAATCCTAAAATATCGGCAAGCTCGGACTGTGTTAGTCCGAGCCGTGTCCTAATTTCTTTAATTTTCATCAAGGGTTAGTCCTCAAATTTCACAGCATTAGAAATGTCATCACCTTCGACCCAACGAGAGTTAGGCTCTTGTCTTACGTGAAAAATATTGCCGGAATTTGTTTGAACGATGTCGTAACCGTATCCATCATCTTCATTTGTGTAGCTTCTAATTTCTTTCATAATAGTATTTTGATATTTGCGATATACAGCGCCATAGATTTCGTTCTTGGTTGGATTTGTATTACCCTTTTCGGCAAATTCATTAACTACGATTTGCAATAATCGTTTGATTTCTTTTTCATCTTCTGTCAATATTTGTGGTTGTTCCCAAACACTTTTGATTGTTGATATTGTTTCTTGATATGTCATTTTGTTTCTCCTTTTGTTAAGTCAATCATAATTTCTAAGTACAATATACGCATTGCGTACATATTTGTCAAGTAAAATCGTAAAAAAAAATAAATTTTTTTTATTTTGAAAACGAGATTAAATTAGTGAGTTAATTTTTACTTGTCGATTGTGGAATGTAAGGATAAATAATGTTTTTTTTCGCAGTATTTGTAGGTTTTTTGTCAACATAGTTTATAATTGTAAAACAATAATGTCTATGCAATCTTGACAAAAGTGTGCGAATAGCATAAATTAGTCACCGTGACTCAAACAAAAAATAAATCGGGAATACAATGAAAGCAAAAGAACAACTATTGCAAGTGCTTTCGATAATCGTAAGTTAAAAAAAGCGGTGGATAGATAGAAATTCAGTAACCATAATGGAGGGTTGATATGCCTTGGTATTTAATAGTAATTGCTGGAATGATTTTGTTTATGGTGGGCTATGCATTATGCGCTTTGATGGCGTCCGGAAAGATAAGCGATATGCAAAGCGAAATGATAATGGACGTGAACAAATTAAAAGAGAGTGAGGATAAGCTGAAACGAGAACTTGCCGGAGCTCTTGCGGAAAAGAGACAACTGCGCAAGCAGTTGAATTATGTAAACGAACAGTTTATGCACTACCGCACGAAAGTGCAAAATTTAAATAACAGAATAGAAAGAGAATTAAATAATACAGAATTGGACACGGATAACCTCAACTATATGGAAGCCGGCTTATGAAACCGATCTCGAAGCTGCGGGAACTTCAAAACGAAATGCCGGGAGCAATTATCAAATACTTACCAACCCGCAATTGCCGGTATTGCAAAGGCACCGGCAAAGCACCGTTGAAACCTCATATAATATATAAGCAAGAACACGTTGAACGCGGCTTTAAACCGTGTGTGTGCTTGCTTGAACCAAAAATCGGGCAAACGGTTGAAAAGTATAAAAAGCAGCGGATTGCGAACAACAAACGTGCAGTCGCTCTGTTGAAGGAGAGGCTGCGTAAATGAAACTTAAAATAATTGGATTTTGCGGAAGCGCCGGAGCCGGCAAAACGGAATGTGCTAAGGCATTACAGAAAAGATACAGCCGTGCAATCACTTTATCGTTTGCGGACCCTATTAAGAAAATGGCAATCAAAGAATTTGGATGGGACGGCAACAAAGACGACAAGGGGCGGATATTGTTACAACGGCTCGGGACCGAATGCGGGCGTGCATATAATCCCGATCTGTGGGTTGAACGACTTGCGCAAAAGATAGAAGAAATTGAAGCTTGGCGTAACCCGCGCATTGATAGGCTTTATGTTATTGACGATGTCCGCTTCAGCAATGAAGCCGAGTTCATCAAAAGCAAAGGCGGTTATATAGTTAGAATTTACAGACCGCTGAAAGCAAATAGCGATCACTTAAGTGAGCGCGGGCTTCCGGATTGGCTGATTGACGGCATCATCTACAACAACCGCGGAATTGACGAGCTGCACGAAGCGGCAATAAAAGAAGCCGAGGCATTATATGAAGATAACTAAAATGATTGATAGATATTTAGAGACAGATTTCCCAACAATTATTGGCGGCATATGTCTGTTTATCACCTTCGCATTTTGGATAATACTTGCGGTGGTGAAGATTATAAGTTCATTGTAAAATTAAAATAGGGCGGTGTGCGTCCGAATTTACGCGTGCGGACATTCCTTTTGGAGTGGTTGAAACACGAAATACCTTCAACCTTCCCGGTTCGCCGGGAAGGATATTTTAAGGAGAACATTTTATGATTAAACGATATAAATATAGAATTTATCCAAACAAACAACAGCAAGAAATGTTTCAGAAAACATTTGGCTGCTGCCGCTTTGTGTATAATTGGGCGTTGGACATAAAAATAAAAGATTACGACCGGCAAAAAGAAGCCGGTGTTGAAAAAATAAAAACAATTTCGACCTTTGAAATAAGCAGACAGCTTACACAGTTAAAAAAACTAAAAGATTACGAATGGCTTAACGAAGTTCCCTCAACGTGTTTTGGGCACGTGTTCCGCAATTTAGATTCTGCATACAAAAACTTTTTCCGTCGGGTTAAACAAGGCGGTGCGCCGGGTTTCCCAAAATTCAAAAGCAAACACAACAGTAAAAAAGCATTCGGGTTTCATCAAAATTATGAGGTTAACTTTGATGATAAATATATAACCGTTCCTAAATCCGGAAAAGTAAAAGCAGTATTTCACCGTAGGTTTGAAGGAGATTATAAAACAACAACAATATATCAAGAGCCGAGCGGAAAATATTATGCATCCATTGTTGTTGATGATGGCAAGGAGGCTAAACAGCTTCTTAATTCCGAAAAGTTTGAAGCGGTTGATCACGGTGTGGTTAACAGCTTAACACTAAGCAATGGAATGGTGTTCAATTTACACTTGAACTTTGATAAAACCATAAAAAGAATAATAAAAGTTCAAAGAAGTCTATCACGCAAAAAGAAAGGAAGCAGCAATTTTAACAAAACAAAAATAAAACTTGCAAAACTGCACGAACGGATAAGGCTGCGACGTAAATATTTAATCGAAAACGGTGTTGTGGAGCTTATGCGCTATCTCGTTAAAAAGAAAATAGCAACATTGGCAATAAGGAAATATGACGTACAAAGTATGATTAAGAAAAAAGAGCCGATTAAGGACGGCGATAAATTCAAGAAAAACGGAAGAGCACAACAAAGGGAATTGAATAAGAAAATAACAAATGCCGGTTTAGGAATGATTTATCAGCAAATATTAACCAAAGCAGTGGAATATGGCATTACTATAATAAGCATTGATGCGGATGAGCAAAAGACAACCGCCAAGTGCTATGCTTGCGGGAATGAGGATGAGAAAACATTTAAGATTAATCTAAAAACAAGGAAAGTAAACTGTAAAAAATGTGGTTACATAGAAGATATGGATTATAACGCGGCAAAAAATATTAAAGCAATATTTACGCAAAGTGATGCAGCGTAATAACTTAAGCGACTGCGCACTGGAGATTAATACAAAATGAAAGGTATACACAACCTCGGTCTGATACATACCGGTAGTTTGGTTACTGGAGATTAATACAAAATGAAAGGTATACACAACTTCGTAGGAGTGTTTCTAACTCATTAAGTTACTGGAGATTAATACAAAATGAAAGGTATACACAACTTTCAAGGGTTTCAAATGGAACTTAAAAAAGCAGAAATAATTGCTGATAAAATAGTAAAGGATTTAAGCGAATACTGCTTAAAGATAGAAATAGCCGGAAGCATCCGTCGGCGGAAAGAGCACGTGAGAGATATAGAAGTAGTTTGCATTCCGCGGCGGACAATAATGCGCGTCGGTCTCTTCGGGGAAGAACGGCGCGTACCCGGCTTTGCTGCGTATCTTAACCAGTTTGAACGCATAAAAGGCAATCCGGGAACGGGAAAATACATACAACTAAAACATCCCGCCGGCATCAACATTGATGTATTTGTTGCCTCTCCGGAAAATTGGGGCAACATACTTGCGATCAGAACCGGTCCGGCTTCATTCTCAAAATTCTTAATGATTAAAGGAAAAGAGAGAGGCTTGCAGTTCGAGGGCGGGCGTGTATATATGCAAAGCAAACAAATAGCAGTGCCGGACGAGCCGTATCTCTTCAAGCTGCTGGATGAAGAATATATTGCACCGGAGTATAGGATTTAAATAATGTTCAATTTTGAATGGAAGTAACGAAGCATAGAAATATAGGTAATAATAATTGAATAAATACGCAACACATATGACGGTGCTTAGGGAATTATTTAAGCGGTATAAAATTGAAGAAGTAGTTGAATTTGGGATGGGACTTTTTTCAACTCCCTTTTTCTTGGAGCGGTGCAACGAGGTTTTATCGGTTGAAATGCAATCGGAAAAATGGTACAACTTAATCTATTCAAAATATGGCGATCGTACGAGCTGGCATCCGGTTAAGTTCATTCATCCGTACCACGCAATTGATTGGATGCAAGAAGCCAAATTTGATTTATGCTTTGTTGATGGACATATAAACAGCAGACCGGAGTGCATAAACCTTGCGTGTGCTCCGATTATAGTTGCACACGATACCGAATGCCAAGCATACGGCTGGCAGCGCGTAAGCTTGCCGGAAGGTTATAAAGAAATAAAACATACCAAACAAACGCCGCATACAACTGTTTGGATTGATGAAGGAAAGGTGAAGGGGGGAATTTTATAATGGCTACTTTCAGAAAAATACATATAAGTTTTTGGCAAGATCCGTTTGTTCTGGATCTCACTCCGGAAGAAAAATATTTTTATATCTACTTAATGACCAACAGCAAAACAACACAATGCGGCATTTACGAAATTCCGAAGCGAATAATGGAGCTTGAAACCGGGTACAATCGTGAAACAATTAACAAGCTAATTAAAAAGTTTGTTGATTATAAAAAGATAATATATGATGAAAAAACCAATGAGATTTACTTGATAAATTGGAACAAATATAACTGGTCAAAATCTCCCAAAGTCCGCACATTAATCAGGCAAGAATTAGCAAAAGTGAAGAGTGAGGATATACAGTATCGATACAGTATCGATACTGCGCCAAAACGGTTTGCACAAGAAGAAGAAGAAGAAGAAGAAGAAGAAGAAGAAGAACTATCTGCACGTGCAATTTGGATTCAAGTTTATCTAAATAATCCGGGTAAAGTAGAGCAAGATTTTGTGAATGATTTAATAAAAAAACACGGTGTTAAAAAAGCAAAGCGGATTATTTATTCATTGCGTGAAAATGGCTTTAAAAAAGTTGCAACAATGAAAAATAGTTTGGATCAGGACGGCAACATCAAACCACGCAGCGATGGTGAACACGATGAATTTGCAACCGGAAAAATGAAGGCAGTTTAATGGCAAAAAAATTACCAAATAACATTGAAGTTGAACAAAAGATACTTGGCGGAATTATAATTGATAACAACGCCTTTGAAAATGTTTTTAAGATTATCAAGCCGAAGCACTTTTTTGATTGGAAGCACGGGAAAATATTTGAAGCGATGGTAGCGCTTAACGAAAGTGATATTCCGATTGATTACATAAGCCTTTATGAATTTTTCAAAACGAATAAAATACAGATTAGTGCAACAGATATATCATCAATTACCTCGGAAGTCTTTACTGCTGCAAATGTAGAGTATCACGCAAAGGTAGTGTTAGATAAATACATCCTACGTGAAATCATAAAAACATCAGAACATTTAATTGAAGATGCAAGTCAATCCAAAGATCCGGCGGATCTGCTTGTTGGCTCAATTGATCGTTTGGAAATGATAAATGATTACTTGGGCTTAACTGAAAGTGAAAAGGACATAGTAAAGGATGCCGACAATATTTTTCGATCAATCCGCGAAGAGCAAGCCAGTGAAAACGGAAGTGGATACAAATCGAAAATATTTGAAACACTCAACCAAGCAACCGGCGGGATAATGCCGGGTGAATACCTTGTGATAAGCGGTGCAGACAAAGCTGGTAAAACAACCTTTGGGCTTGCACTGCTAAATGATTTGATTGCTGCTTATGATTTACCGGGTGCAGCGTTCACCTACGAGATGCCATATGATCAGTACACGAAAAAGATAATATCACTTATAACATCAACACGGTACGGATATTTACGAAATCCGGCGGAAAAAGATCATTCCGGTAAACTTCGTTATGATTTTCATCAGCTCGAAGAAACATCGGGGAAATTTAAGCAAGAACTAAAAGACAAAACATATATACTTATTGATGAACCGATGAATGAATTGGAATTAAAGATCAAAATAAAATACCTACATAGAAAATATGGAGTGAAAATTGTTCTGGTTGATTATATCGGTTTGGTGCAGCCGGACGTTAAGAAGGAACGCAAGGATCTTGAAGTTGCTTCAGTCTCACGTATGTTAAAATTAATAGCACAAGAATTAAAAATAGTAGTTATTGCGCTTTCACAAGAAAATGATGAAAAGCATTGCGCCGCGATTGCGATTTTTGGTTAAGCATTACACATCCGGCAGATAAGTATAAGGAAACAGCTAAATACAGCGATGGACAATTGTATAACATTGATCAAGGGCATCATATTGTATGGATGCGCAGAAGCCGGCACAGTGCGAACGGCGTGCAGTTTTGGTGTTACTATCACAAGAACGGGCAGTTCAATGAAATTGATCCAAGAAGGAATGAGTATATCAATGCCTAAACTATTCACCGGCTGGGAAGAAAATCAATTAAGACAATTAGGAATAACAACACGTAATCCATTTGAGGTTATCCGGTTGTTGTTACTAATAATAACGGAATTAAGAAGAGGCAGCAATGGCAAATGATTTCTTCAAAGAAGTCAACAGACATTTCAGACGCTTAGAAGCAGCGGCTGATAGGGCTGAGGTTGCAGCGCTTAACAGAGCGGGCACTTCAGCATATGGTGCTGCGGTTAAGAGTATTGCATCCGGTTATAATGTAAGTCAAAAGACATTGCGGAAATACTTCCGTACCATTAGAGCAAATAGAAATAACAAACGATTCACGGTGATCGCAGAACGCAAAGGATTATCGTTTTACTCCGGTGGTTCAAAACTGTTTAAGATCCGGCAAACTAAAAAAGGAATTAAGTTTGAAGTAAAGAAAGGAAGTCCGCAATTCATACCGAGCGGCTTTGTGCAGACAATGAAGACCGGGCACAAAGGTGCATTCGTTCGCAAGAAAGGTCAGCAAATATCAACTCGTGCTGGCAACTTAACTAAGCATACAGAAGCAATCAAAGAGATATATGCGCTCAATGTTGGAAATGTATTCTTTGCTAATAGAACAAGGAAGGATATGGAGCAACAATTCTTCGAACGATTTAAGATAGAGTTTGAATACAATCTGCAAAGACAAATGTCAAGGGTTCGATAATGTTAACGGGTCCTTCCTATAGTTTAGTATGCGGATTGCGGCGACTCGCGTGAAATGGCTACTTAATTATAATGTTAGGTTAACCT